ATTCTTGATTTATACAAAAAAGTTAAGGAAGGCGAAAAGTTAAAACCATCCGAACAATCTATGATGAGGTCGTTTAAAAATTTTGTTGATAAAGGTGGTAACGCAGAAGAGTTTGTTTACGATCTTGATCAAGAGATGATGCCAGATGAAAGAGAGGGTGAAAGATTTAGATGGGAAAGACACGGAACTCCTTTAACTTATGAGTTTTCCGAAGAATATGAATCAGATGGGGAAATAAATTACTTCGGTGAGATAAAATATATGGGCGATGAATTCCTTGGGGTTATCTCAACAGACAAAAGAGGTTATCTAACCGATTATGACTTTTATAGTGTGTTCGATGAAGAAGTTAGATTACAGGATATTTTAAAAGAAAATGGACTCGAACCTGAAATAACCAACTTCTTTCAAGAAGAGATAATCAATTCATTAAGAAAATGAAAATAGTTATCACGGAATCTCAAATGAGAATGGTGATTGAGAGTTCAAACAAACCCACTCGTAAATCCGAAATTCTTAAAAAAATGTGGGATAAACAAACTAAAGAGAAAGGTTACCCGACTTTTGATGAAGATATCTTAGGTTATTTCGGTATAGATAGATGGACGGATATTAGGGACTATGGTGAGTTCTTCAATGATTACATTGGCGGAGAAGAAAAAACTATGGAAATAATTGATAACTTATCAATTAATAACTTCTCAACAAAAGATTTTCCTGAAATGTTTGTTGGTGGGTATGACTTTGATTGGAGAATCACTAATGTTTACGTAAAAGATGATGTTTATAAAATAGAGTGTCAAGTATCAGAAGGGGGATCTGTTACCACTATGGATGGTAGACACTTATCTTTAGAAGATGCTTTGAATGATGATGAGGTTGGATTTGAGATACAGGGTGAAGTAAGTGGAGTTATACAAGATTGTTTAAACTCATTAATATATCCGAGAACGGGAATAAAGGTTTTAGTGTATTACGTGGAGATATGAAAATAATAATTACAGAATCACAATTAAAAACTATAACATTTCAAAATACGGTTGATATGTCATTTGACGATATCAAAAAAAAATGTAATAAGATGAACGAACTTGGCGCCGATGCCCCTGAGATTATTAGTTTTGATGTTTGTGATCAAATAGAGTCAATTTCAAAAGTTGAAGTTGTAAATGTGTATAAAACAAACAATATGATTGAAATATCGATTATTGTTTATTACGAAACTATTTTTCAATCGTTAGATGTTGGTGGATTCCTCTATGAGTTAGAATATCATTTGAGAGAATATTTAGGGAAAGGGAACTTTAAGTTAAAACTACTTAATTCAATAAATACAAGAGAGGACTTTAACTGGTGATGAAAATAATAATAAGTGAAAATCAAATGATGAGTTTAAGGTTCAGACGAAGAGGTGTGGAACTTGATAAAATAAGTGATATAATTGAGTATCAAACTGAAATACAAGATCCTTGTAATTTTGATGATGGTGAAGAATATGCGGATTTTTGTATAAACCAAGGAATTAGTTTTTATTATTGTGATGAAAATTATTGTGATGAAGATGATGAGGATTACAGAGAACCTTCTGATGAAATGATTGAGGTTAGAGAAGAAGTTGAAACATACCTAAATAATAAGTACTATAATTATTTAGTTAATTTATGGGAAGAAGATGGAAATTGTGATTAATATGAAAATAATACTAACAGAAAAGCAGGCGGATAGAATATTCAAAGACGAGATTGTTTGTGAGAAATGTGAACACTCTTGGAATAAAGAGGAGGGTGATAGACATCCATACCTTTGCCACGATTGTGGTTGGGACCTGAAGGAACAAAAATATGACAAAGAAAATCTTTATAAGTTTTGGAAGAAGAAATTATCTAAAGATCCTATTGAGGAAAAATGGTCTGAAAAATATAAAAAATCAATAAATTGTAAAAACCCAAAAGGTTTTAGTCAGAAGGCTCATTGTCAAGGGAGAAAAAAATAAGTCATTTATGAATTTAATTACATTTATAATACCATCGATTAATAGACCCACAATAGACAATACAATCCAATCCTTACTTAATCAAACTAACCCAAATTGGAGTTGTTTTGTTCTTTACGACGGAGTTGTCGGGAAAGAATTTAATGACCCAAGAATACGAACATTCAACATAGAAAAGTTAGGAGTAAAGGGGGAAAGACACGGAAATGCTGGGTTAGTTAGAAATGAAGGGATTAAAATGTGTGAAACAGAATGGATTGGATTCTTAGATGATGATGATACAATACACGAAGATTATGTTAAAACACTTGTAGAAAAATACTTACAATATGATTTTGTTGTTTGGAGAATGAAAACAACCGACGGTAAGATATTTCCCGAACTTTCAAGAAACAATCTTATTAGAAACCGAGTTGGTATATCAATATCGTTTAAGACTACAATACCTAATATGTTATTCGACACTAATGACGATGGTGAAGATTTTGAGTTTGTCGATAAATTACAAAATACCACGAACAATTTTATAATTGCACCTGAGATCTATTATAACATTAGACACTAAAAACAATTTATTAAAATTAATTTTTTCCTATAGTTATAATAAAAAAAGATATGGGAATGCCTTTAATTGAACAAAACGCTGGTTATGCTTTAGGTAATTTTATAATGTTAACACCAGGGATAAAAAGGTTATCGGAAAAGGTAGGTCATAAAATAGATGTTTTTTTCACAATACCTTACGTTAAAGATTGTTTTATTGATTGTGATTTTATGAATCACGTAGGTAAATTACGAAGAGAACCAACGTTCTCCTCAAAAATGATTAATCTAAATGTTCCAGATTACGAATACACATTTGAATTAATGGTTGGTGAAAAATGGACTGACAAATACCACACATATGTTGATCCCGCAATTGAAATACCAAAGAATAACGGAGATTATTTATTGTTATTAAATGGTTTGGGTGGGTTATCACTTAACGATAATGATCCGAAACCAAAATGGTACGGAAAGAAGGAAGTACCTGAAGAGATATACGACCTAATAAAAGAAAATAGTAACTTACCAATTTATTTCACGGGATCGGAATCAGATATGAAACAAAATCCTTGGATGGAAAAGATATGTGATAGAATTGAAATTGGTGATATCCGAAAATCATTATCATTAGTGAGAGATGCTAAAAAGATTATTTCTAACGATACTGGATTAGCACATTGTGCTGGTGCAATGAATAAAGATCTCTTAATACTTTGGAAAGATACTCCATTTATAAAAAATCAAAACCCCGGTAAAAATACAAGATACTCCCAAAAAGAAAGTTGGATAAAAGATATTAATGAATACTTAAGTTAATGCACATTATAACATTTTACGATAAAAAGATAAAACCATTAGTTGTTGATTTACAACAAAAAGTTTTTAATAAATATGGTTTCACAATTAACCAAATTATGGTTGAGAATTGGACAACACACGGAGATGCGGTTGACAATTATTTGAAAGACATATATGACCCTGAAGAGATAATTGTTTTATTTGACATTGATGCAATACCATTAAATAAAAAAATAATACCACTTGCAGTTGAATGGGCTAAAAATAACGTTGGATTATTTGGTAATGCTCAAGTGGCTTCTAAATTAAAACCACCACATAACAAATTTATTTTTGCGGCACCATCATTCTTAGTTTTTAGTATAAGAACATATAATGAGTTAGGGAGACCATCCTTCAATACGACTAACAGATCGGATTGTGCTGGAGAACTTTCTCACATTGCGACGGAAAATGAGATGTCAATTAATTTATTATTTCCTAATCACGCTGAAATACCAAATGTTAAACTTGATGAGAATCATAGTTTTGGGTATGGAACAACATATGGTAACAATACGTACCACGCATTTGAATCTAGGTTCGGTAAAAAAGATGTATTCTTTATTAATAAATGTAATTCAATATTAGGGGTATGATTATGGAATATGATTTTTGTGTTTTAATTACAACCTACAATAGATCGGAGATGCTTTATAAGTTATTGGACGATATTGATCGTAATAAAAAAGATTATAAAATATTAGTTGCGGTCTTTGATGATGGGTCGACTGAAAAAATAGATTTGTCAGGAAGAGATGTTATTAAAATAGGTATGTTTCCAAATATGGGTAAGAAGAAATATTACGTTACATACAACGCAACCTTTAGTTTTGTTAAAAACGTAAATTCAAAGTATTTTATTTATTTACCTGACGATATTTCTTTAGTAGATAACTTTTTTGATGAAACCAAAAGATTATACGAATCGATAGACTCGACTAAAAAAATATGTTTAAGTATATTAACTGACGATAGGGTTAATAAATCACATTGGGGTTATAAAAACCCAAAAGATTTAGGTGAGGTTTTGCGGACACAATGGAATGACCTATGTTTCATATGTGAGAAGAATTTCTTTGAATTACTTGATTATAGGGTTAATGCGATTAGCGAAAAAAGATGGATTAATGATCCGCTAATAAGTTCTGGTGTTGGTCATCAAATCACCCAAAGACTTAATAGTAGTGGTAAATTTTTGTATCACGTAAAAAAATCATTAGTGTATCACGGAGTTCACGAATCCAAAATGAATAAAAACGAAAGAAAAAAGAATAATTTAATCACAATATGAGTGAAAAAAGAATAGTTAGTGTTGCGTCTTACAAAAGAATAGATAGTTTGGTTAAAACAATCGATTCAATTTATGATCAGTGTGATGAGATTAATATATTTTTAAATGATCACGAAGGGGAAATTCCCCCTCAATTTTTAGATGAAAAAATAAACTTATATTTTTCCGATAATAGGTATGGGGACGCACTAAAGTTTGCAAAATTAATTGATTCGGACGGTTATTACCTTACAATAGATGACGACTTAATTTACCCACCAAACTACGTTGACCATATGATCACAAGGTGTAAAGAGTTTTCAAATAAGAGGGTTATAACCCTACACGGAAGAAAGTTTTCTAAAGAACCAATAAAATCATTTTATAGTTCTTACATTGAATTTTATCATTGTCTTAGACATCAAAAAAGAGACGCGTTTATACATTTTGGAGGCACTGGTGTTATGTGTTTTCATACAAGTTTAATGAAAATACCAATCACATATTTTGAACATCCAAATATGGCAGACGTATGGGTTGGTAAGTATTGTATTGAAAATAATATTGAAGTATTATCAATTGCTCACGAGAAAGATTTCTTGACATACCAACCACAAACAACAACGATATTTGATACTCATTCTAACTCAGATACAATACAAACAAAAATAGTAAATGATTTGTTTAACCCAAGTAAGGAGGTAAACGTGGTAATAGAAACACCACCTATTCATACTAAAATAGAAAAAACTATAGAAAAGAGCCAAAAAACTTTAAATTATGAAATGGTAAACAAAATATTTGGGAACCAACACCACTCCACGCCCAAATCGATTAAACCCGTCCAAACCCAACAAACAAGACCTTCAGGTAATGTCCATATGTTAAGTAAAATAATGGGTAAAAAAAGAGGTAGATGAGTTTAAGTGTAATTATACCTACATATGATAATGTGGATTTTTTGGATGAACTATTCGACTCAATTAAAAAAAATCAAGCTAACTTCCCCTTTGAGGTTTTAGTAGGTATTGATAATTGCGAAAAAACAAAAGAATATATTAAAGATAAAACCTTCCCACCTAATTTCTTCTTTTTTTTCTTTTTGGAAAATGTTGGACCATATAAGATAAAAAATACTTTGTCTGAAATATCAAAATATGATAATTTATTTTTCTTTGATTCCGATGATGTTATGACGGAAAGTTGTTTATCTGAATTAAATAGTTTGACCTTAAAATATGAATGTGTCAAACCCAAATTTATAAACTTTAGAGATAATAATTTTGGTAGGGATTATAAAGACGAAAAGGGGCTTTACGGGGAAGGAGTATTCGCAATAAGAAAGAACTTATTTCTTGCAATGAATGGATTTGAGGGTTGGAGATGTGCTGCTGATTCGGATTTTATGGGTAGATTATATAGGATGAAAAGAAAAATTAATTTAACAAGTAATATATTATTTCATAGACGACTACACCCAAAAAGTTTAACATTAAGTAATGAAACGGGGTATGCCTCCCAAATACGAGGTAAATATTTTAGAATGTCAAAAAATAAAACTAATTTCGGTCCATTGACGATATTAGAGAAGGCTGACTACCAAATGTTGGATAATACTACGATTGAGTGGTCAGAATCAATTTCTGTGATAGAACAAAATGAAGTTGATCTGATAAAAGATCTAAAAGATAAGAAGCACCGATTATTAGAAACAATCTTCCAAAACCTACCAAAAGAAGTTAAACCAAAAGAAGTTAAGGTGATTGATTATAATAGGGTGAATCAGAATAGTAATACCCAAACAACGAATACTTTAAATAATGCCCTGAAAAAGGCCAAATTAGAAAACCTCAAAAAAAATTATGGAAGAAGATAGTTGATTTTAAAAAATTAACTATATTTGTTCTATGGAACACAGCTTAAAAATAGGGAGAGCAATTAAATGTACGGATATTAAGTTTGTTAAAAAATTAATTAAGAAAAAAGGAATTGAATTCCAAGGAAGATTCCAAAGACCTAATGATTGTACCATCAAGGTAGTTAATATTCGAAAATATCAAAACTTATATTACTCTGATAAATGTGTTTACGAGGTGGACGTTACTGTTAAACTTAATGAATACTACTACACTTACTTTAATAGAAGAAATAACATCCACGCAAATAAACGAATTAGAAACTACCAAAATATAACGGATCTTTTAAATGAACTAGTTTATTTTAACATTAAGGATATACAAATTTCAAAAATTACTTTTGAACAGTAATTGATTATATTTATTAATATGAAATTATCAATAACTGAGCAACAATATAAGATCATACAATCTCGATTAAATTATAATCAAGTACTTGAGGAGATGGTATTTAAACTTTCCATCCTTACTGAAGATGAAGAAAGACAACCCGATATGGAGTGGGATTTCACTGAAGTTAAAAATGAGTTAGACCTTTCAAAACTATGGGTTAAGACCAAAGAAGACGCAAAAGAATATCTATCCAACTTAAAAGAAAAGATTAAAAACCTACCAAGTGATTTAAAAAAAAGAATATTAAAATATGTTCTATATTCTTTCTTAGGGTTATTATCGTTAAACCAAATCAACAATTACTTAGAAACACCATTACAGAATGTTGTTAAAACAGAGAAGAAGATTTTTAAATCTATGGAGATCCCAAGGATTCGAAAATCTTCTGAAGGGATCTTTAACCATTTAAAAAGAGAGGAAGGGTCTGTTAGACATAAAGGCGAACCGATTTTAACAGCATACGACATTGGTGACGGAGCATATACAATAGGATATGGTCACGCAATATTTCCAGGTGAAGATGAGGGTTATGAATTCTTACCTAACTACAATGATATCGTACCAGGTCAAACTGCAATAACCAAAAAAAATGCTGAAACATTACTTAAAAATGATATCATTGAAGCTGAAGGTATCATAAATAAAATTTTAGATGATTGGGAGAAAAAAGGTATTAAAACAAAAATAACGCAAGGTATGTATGATGCGATGGTGTCAATGGCATACAATATGGGTAGTGGAATTAGGAAAAGTGATTTCATACAAGCGGTTAAAAGAGGTGATTTAGAAGGAGCCAAAGAATTGATCCTTCAGACAAGTTCACATATGTTTGATAAATTCCCTGGCCTTGAGGTGAGAAGGAATAATGAATATAATATGTTTGTATGATGAACGATAAAAAAATATTAAGTTTATTAAAAAAGTTTGAAGGTGGCACCATTGATGTTGATGGGATGATACTCACACCAGTAAAAGTGTCCGAAAAAAATGAATATGTTTATTTTAGGGCTCAAAATCCAAACGATGTGCCATATTTTAGACCAATATTATTTTATAAACTTGAAGGTGTGTTGGATGAATTTGGGGATTATATAAATCAAAAATTAAAACCTATGATTCATAACGAAGACATTGATAATGGGTTATATTTGAGTGAAGAGGTAACCGAAAAAATACAAAATGTATTAAATAATATTTCCGTTATAACTTTTCATTATCCCGACAAATATAGTGAGGTTAAGATTTATGGGGTTTCTGAAGGATTTAACACTGATTGGGAATTTGATAATTACTCAATAAAAAATATATTTAAACCATTAAGAGCATCCGTTAACGGTAAAGAGGAAAATGTTGGTGAAGCTGTGGAAAAATATTACGATTTTTTAGAAGAGAAAGAAACGTATTGGGAGTCAGAGCGTTTGTACTCTAACATAGACGATGTGATTAATGAATATCCACTTTTACAGGACTACTATAGTGATACCGCTACATATTACGCAACTAGGTTTAACTTAAAATCTTAACATAAATCAAGACATTTTTAATTTACAAGTCCCGATAAAAGGATTATGTTTTGGTAAGAAAATAAACCAAAATAAATATAAAAATGAAACAATTAGTAATTGACCCATCTCACTCTGACTTGGGATTTAAAATTAAACACTTGATGGTATCAAATGTTAAAGGAACATTAACTGATTATTCAGGTGGAATGAAATACACTATGGATGATATGTCAGATGCTGAGGTTAGATTTGAGGCTGAAGTTAAATCAATTTCTACTGGTAACACAGATAGAGATAAACACCTTAACAATGAAGATTTCTTCAACACGGAGAGGTTCCCTAAAATGTATTTTGAATCAACTTACGTTAATCTTGACAATGGAAAGATGAAAGGTGAAATGACAATCAAAGATACAACAAAAGAAATTGAGTTGGACATCGAATACAATGGTAAAAATACGGATCCTTGGGGTAACACAAAACACGGATTTGAAATTAGCGGAGTAATTAATCGTTCAGATTATGATCTTACTTGGAACGCGACTCTTGACACAGGAGGAGTATTATTAAGTGATGAGGTGAAGTTAAACTTAGATGTTCAGATGTTAGAAATGGTAGAAAATTTAGAACCTCAATCTGAAACTGCGGAATAATATAATTTTCGTACAACACAAAACTATAAAATCCCTACATAATTGTGGGGATTTTTCTTTTATTAAAGTATTTATATGTGATGAAAAGTTTAATTAAAAAAGTATTACAGGAAGAGGTTAAAGGTATTTTAACTGAAAGTGGTATAAGAAACATACGTGAATTAGCAAAGAGATACCCAATGGCTAAAATTTACTTTCACCAAGATTTGGATGGAGTAACTACGGCTTTAGCGATGAAAAACTATTTGGAACAACACGGGATCAAAGTTGTTGATGCTGAGATAATCCAATATGGGGACAAAGAGTTTGCGATTAAGAAACAAGATGCTTCAGGTGATATAATGCCAGTACTTGTTGATTTTGCTCACGGAAAACCAATGTTTGTTATTCATACAGATCACCACGATACTCAAGCGGGTGTTGAAAAAGGAACCTCAACAAACTTTAAACCATCAAGATCAAACGTTGAGACGATCTCTCAAACAATTTCACCAAAGGATATCTTCACCAAAGATGATATTGAGTTAATTTCAATGGTGGATTCGGCTGACTACGCAAAGAATGATATCACACCAGAACAGGTAATGAATTATTTGTATAAGTTCGATAGAGAAAAATCAGTAGGTCAAAACAAAAAACTATTAGGTTTGATTACAAACAAACTTCTTTTAGCATTTAAAAACAAACCTAATTTCTTAAGAGATATTGTTATGAATGCTAAACCATCTTTAATGAGTATGTTATTAAACATTAAAGATCAGATGAAAACAAAAGGGTATGCTAGTATTGAGAACTTAGAAAAAAACAAAGAAGATTATGTTAGGTCTCAGAAAATGAATCCAAACGTCGATCTTCAAGATAAAGTAATCGTTCAATATGGTGGTGGTAATATGATGAGACCTGGATCATATGATCGATTTACTCCATTTAGAAATAATCCTGAAGCTGACTTCTTGGTAATTGCTTGGCCAATGGGAATGGTTCAGGCATCTTGTAATCCATTTAAGAAAGAAAGAGCACTTAAAGGTGTTAACTTAGGTGAGGTTAAAGATGAGGTCTTAGGTAAATGGGAATCTCAATTAAGAGAAAAAATGATTCCATTATCAACAATAAAGTGGGTATCTGAATCAGGAAAAGATTTCGGAGGAGAGTCAGTTGGATTTACATTCAAAGATTTTATGGCACTTTATGGTGATAAATTCGATGGATCAAAAACAAGTGAAAAATCTTTAGAGGTTATCAAAAAAGCAATGGATACACCATTCAAGGAATTATCCGAAAAAGAAATGGACTTAATGGATTCTATACAAGTTAGCGCTTGGGATTTAATAAATGCTAATAGTGGTGGACACAAATGTATTACAAACATATCGGCATTGAATTACTTTGGTCGTGGAAAAAGACCACCAAAAGGAAAATATAGTTACGATGCAAATGCTGAAGATTCGGCATATGTTAAGTTTACGAAGATGATCCAACGTGAGTTTGCAAGAGTTCTTAAAGAAAAGATTGCAAAAGCTGGTGACGAAAGATATGAACCTGAGTATGAGATTGATGTTAACGAATCGGTTAGAATTACCAAATCAAAAATCAAATCAAAACCTTATAAAATCAACAGATAATAAACTACGCAAGATTCTTTAGAACCATCTCCAAAGAGTAGATGGATTCTTTGTCTTGTTTAGTTTTATTTGTCTTAGATCTTAAGTAGTTCAAACTATCAATAATTTCTTCTCTCTTACTTTTTGATCTCAAAGGTGGGGTTACCAATGAGGGAGTTTTTCTTGTATTCGCCTTACTTAAATTATCAGATCCAAGAAACTCTCTAACAATCTCTAACGACTTATCAGGATTCCAAGTGAAGATGTTAACCAAAACGTATGCGAATATCTTTTTCATATTATAAAGATACAAAATATTCAACACATAACTATCTTTAAGGATATTTATTTATAATGAAACAACTCATCAGACATATATTAAAAGAAGAAGTTAATCGAAAATATTCTAAACCTACACCAAAGGTAGAACAACTTGTTTATAGATGGTTAAATGATTATTTTAATGGTGCTCAAATGTACCACAACAAATCGTGGGAATCAACACATAGTTTTGAATTTTGTAATCACGGAAAAGAAATATTACATATTACTTTATATTTTAATGTTGATTATAGTGTTTATGATGATAAAAGAAAAACCGAAGAAAGAGATCTTGAGCGAGGTTACCTAACAGTTCCAAAAAATGTATTTGAAGAGTTATCGTTAGATATTCCTGTAAGGGCAAGTTATTTAAAATACCTTTTTGAAGAATGGTTTGACGATACTTATTTAGGTGAAATTCAAAAGTTTATGGGTAGAAATGATATCTATATTGATGAATTTGATGTTACTGGTAGAGACGCTGAAACTTGCGTACCACCAGTAACAAAACCTGAAGATGTGAGTGATGAGGATATGATACAATATATTCTTAAAACCACACTTTTTAAAAAAGATGATATATTAAAATATGAAAATGAAGAACCAGGTTGGATTGAAAAAACTTATTTAGAAAAACTTCGCGGTGATGAAATGGAAAGATTAAGAGGACAATGAGAGAACTAATAAGAAAAATATTAAATGAAAGTATAGTCAAGGATCAAGTTAAACAATTGATTGATGATGAAGGTCTTGCAGGTGCTATAGAATATATTGGTGGTGCCGATAATTTAATTAAGATCTTATATAATGGTGATATAATGAAATACTACGAAGAAACGGGATTCCGACCGATAAGATTAACTATAGATCCCAATTTATATATTGATGATCTAATTGTTCAAAAGTTAAATTTACCATCAATTAGGTTTTCAGGTCAAGATATGAAAGATTTAGGTGAGTTTAGTTGGACAACTAATGGTCATACTTATAAGTTTAATGCTCAATTGATACCAAGGGATCTTTACTCAGGTCAAAAAATATGGAGAGTTGTTGGTCAATCAGGTGATTATGGATTTGGTTATTCATTTATTACTAAAAGAAATACATTAGGTAAAAGGGCAAGAACACAAATATACAACCAAATAATAGATAAATACGATTTACAAGAGTACCTGTGAGAGAACTAATTAGACATATCTTAAAAGAACAATCGAATAAACTTAAGTTATTAAAAGTAATTCAAAATGAAGGTATTTTTAGTGCCGCTGAACTTGTCGGTGGACTAAATAACCTTAAAAGAGTATTCAAAGATAACAAGGCAATAATTGATAGAATTGAATCTCTTAAAGGTAAAGTCACCTTTGGTTATGATGGAATCGATTTCCCGTTCAACTTTGATATCATTGGAATGAAGGCAAACAAGTGGAATACTAATTTTTGGCCAATAGTTAATGTTACTTATGACAATAGTGAATTAACTGAGGAGGAAGATAACTTGGTTAAACGTTTTATTATTGAAGGACAAGATAGTCCATATAATGTTTCTTTAGATAAAAATTACGAAAAAATTAGGTTCAACACACCTAATTATATTACTATTAAGGAAATAAATGGTGAAAATGCTGATCAAATTGATTTCCCTATAGTACCATTTACAGATCCATTTGATGAAATGTTACAATTAAGAAGTAAGTTATATAAAAAAACATCTCTTTACGAAAGTGTTGAGGACACACAGAAAAACGTAATCAATTTTCTTATGAGAAGATATGAAGTTGAGGATAAAGATTTGGGTTGGGGTGAAGATAATTTACCGATGAGGTTAGTTAAATTCGACGTTAACGGACAAACCTACGTTATCACAAGTTTCGACACAAAAAGAAAACAGATAAATGAGATACTTTATATGTTAATCGAAAATAATATAATCGAGAGACCGTTTGAAAACTTTAACGAAAACGATCCGTATAGACAAAAAATAGTTAGAACAATTAAAATGTTTTTGAATAAAGTAATGTAATGAAAGAATTAATTAGACATATATTAAAAGAGGAGGTTAACAATAGTAAAAACATTACTAAAGGTATTAATCTTGCGGTTAAATTACTATCCAAAAAATATCCATTCATTGTTGGATGGAAATTGGCTAACGAATTAAATGATTATACATATACTATTTATGTGAACTTACTTGTAGATTTCCCAAAAGTTAAAGAATATTATGGACTTGAGACAAATAAAGTATATTTAAGATCTCCCGAATTTATTTATGACTCAGGACACGGAAAACCTTACCCTTTCTCTGCTTTGGATTATGATAAAGTATTTGATGACCCATTTTTTATTAATAAAGAGTTAGTGAATAATTTTTCTGACATATATAATGATTTACCTGATAGTTTAAAAATGGAACGTGGTGACGACAAATATAAAGATATAAATGTGGATAGTTATTTTTATGTCAAATG